GAGGCAGCTGCAGCTATCGTACCTGCACGCGAAATCGGAAGCTGGTATAACACATTCCAGACGAAGCCTACGCGCCTTGGACGTGGATTGAACTCTGTGGTGGACTTGTTCCGCCCTGATCCAAACGCTCAGCCGTACCGACCACGAGGTCAGCAACCATCTCAATAAAACATAGGAGGCCGTTATGGCTACATTTGAAGAACTAACAGGGCTGGATACATCCACGCCCGCCGAACGGCCTCTTAACAACATCCACCAGTCTGGCTCAGACGTTCGGAGACAGTTAGGAGAAGAACAAGCAAAGCGTGCAGAGGAGACCACCGTAGGTGGCACCTTTGGCGCTGCTTGGGAGCGCAACATCTCGAATATGGTGTACGACACAGTACAGCGTAAGTGGACCCATATGCCGGAGGATAACTTCGACGCCACTGCTTGGGTTGCCGAGAACCGGGAAAGTTTACCCGGCAGGAATATCGAAGCGTTCTCGTCTGTGCGTTCCACAGGCGAGGCCGAAGAATTACGTGCGGACATGATCCGTGCAGACGAAAACGACAAGGTCGTAGCATCTAAAGGATACACAGGTGTTGCGGCATCGCTTATCACAGGCCTTGTAGACCCTGCTGAGATCGCAGTGGCGGTCGGTACAGCCGGTTACGGTAAGGCAGCCACTGTCGGTGGCCGCATCGCCCGCGTCACTGCCAGTGGCCTCAAGGGTGGTGCTGCATCGGGTGCCCTTGCCTACGGTGTTGACCCCCTTGCAGACAGTAAGCAGGTCGTATTCGGTGCCTTATCAGGTGCTGTTCTATCCGGCTCACTTTCTACAGCAGGTCAGGCCTTCAACCGTGCATCCATGACGACGCGCCGCGCTTACTCACAGGAAGTAAACGACCTGCCAAGTGCAGACCGTGACGTGACCCATGCACCCGCCTACGATATGCGTGACAACATGCTCGACCTCGACAACCCTTCCATGGACCCATCCGGTTCAGTGGGTGCCGCACGAGTAAACTACCCCTTTAAGGTGCCAGAAGGCTTGAACCCTACTGCAGCATCAATCTATGAACAGGCCATGCGGACCCTTAGCGACAATGATGTCCAATTCCGCATGATCGACACCGACTTCACGGCAAACACGCCAGAGGCCCGTGTAGCTAAACGCTTCTCGGACGTACTGTCTCAGAAACTCCACACTGAATTGCGTACGGACTTTGACCGGCTTATGTACGGGGGTTCTCGCATTGAGGCGTCCATGGCATTCAACCTATTTGAAAGCCCTGAAGGACGTCTGCGCAACAACACATCAGCAGCCATGCTGAACACAACCTACGAGCAACGCCTATCCTCCAAGTCACTCCCGTTCATCGAAGACAGCTACAGCGCTTGGGCGCAGCAGCGCGGTATGGGTACACTTGACCGGCATCGCCCGTCCACACGGACAGCATTTGACCGTGAGGTGTTCGCGGAACTGGAAGCACGCTTCCACGAAGGTGCCCCTGTATCAACAGACCCGGCTATCCGTAAAGCTGCGGACGCCATCGACGACAATATGCGCGATGCTGTTGAAGTTGGCCGGGGTCGTCCCGGTGAGAACAGTATTGACGGCTTCGAAGACATGCAACCCAAATCAGGTTTCATCCGACATAAGTGGAACGGTGCCGCCATCAAACAGGCTATCGCCAAAGGCCACTCTAAAGGTAAGATCGAACGGGTTCTTTCGAAAGGGTACGCAAAGACCTACCCCGAGATGCCGTCTGAGTACCGGACCATGCTTAGTAAGGCTGTGGTGCGCCGCGCCTTGGCTAATGAGGATGGTGTAGACACCAACATGCTGAAGACACTCGACAGTGATGCACAGGAGTACCTGCGCGACATGCTCCTCGACAGTGGCTACAACGGAGAGGTTGTAGAAAGCCTGATCGACAGCATCCGTGGACGTAGTTCCGACAACTCTAAACTATCCACAACTAAAGAGCGTAAGCAGATCGACCTACGAACGGAAGAGGACGGCCTGTCTCTACTCGATCTGGTGGATACGAACCTTACGCGGCTCATCTCCACGTATAACCGGGAGGTGTCCGGGAACGCTGCACTGGCCCGTAAAGGTATCCTCAACCGCTCACACCGAAAGGATATGATTGAGGCTGCACTTGCTGAGAGACGTGCAAGCGGCCTGCCATCTGACGAGAAGCAGAGACGTTTCCTTGAGGACATGTTCACGTACTTCGACAGTGGCCCTATCGCAGGCGGCGTCGATCCGGGCATTGCCCGATTGAAGCGTATCACCAACCTATCCCTGCTAAACCAGATGGGTATGACACAGGCCGGTGAGGCAGGTGCTCAGATCGCAGCTGTTGGTATGGAGACTTGGCAGAAGCACGCGAAAAGTGTGTTCAAACAGATGCGCACTCAAGGCCCGGACGGCCCTATCGCACAGGAGTTGCGTCCATGGATGGGAGACATCGGTAACGAGCACATGCTCTTTCGGGATGACCTCATGCTGGACGAACTTAGCACTGCACGTGATCTCAACACATTCCTAGGCAAGCTGGACTTCGCCTTGGGTAAGGGTCAGCGTCTACAGGGTTACGTGTCTGGCTTCTACCATGTTCGCCAGTTTCAACAGCGTGTTGCTGTAACCTCAATGGCAGACAAGGTCATGCAACGTCTTCGTGACGGCACCGATCTGGAAGTGCTTGACGGGATCGGGATGCCACAGGGTATCAAGAAGTACATCGACAACGGGACAGTGACCTTTGATGCAGACGGCTTTGTAGATAAGCTGAACATGTCCAAGTGGTCGCCTGACGATGCCGAAGGCTTCGCCCTGTCCCTGAACCGCCACACGCACCAAGTTGTGCAGAAGGCTATGGCCGGTGAGGAACAGGTGCTACTGCACAAGACGGTAGGTTCTCTGTATATGCACCTGAAGTCCTTCCCTCTGTTGGCTATGCGTAAGCAGACCGCACGACTAGCGGGTGTGCAGCGTCCTCAGATGGTTGCTGCACTTGTTATGGGTCTGGCGACTGCTGGTCTAGCGTTCGAAGCACGGCAGCTGATCAATGGACGAACTGACCGGATTTCCGGCGAGGATGCATTGCGCGGTGCTATGGGCATGTCAAACATGACAGGCTGGGTGCCGATGCTGACTGACCCGGCTGCTGCGATCTTAGGTATGAATGATCTACGGTTCAACCAGTACGGACGGCATGACATCAACACAGGTATTCTATCTGTGCCACCTGTCCTGCCTACTCTAAACCGGATGGCACAGCTGCCCGGTGCGGCCAACCCTTGGGGAGACCTGACACAGAACGAGCGTATCCGCATCTTGCAGAGCACGCCGATTGTAGGTAACCTGTACGGGTTCTCTGCACTGTTCAACGGCATGAAAAACTAAACGGTGGAGGCCTCCGGGCCTCCCCGTGCGCTATAATAGGATAAACATAGGAGCCAATCATGGCAAAACATAGTATTGTGGTGAAGATCGCAGACGGTTCAACCAACCAGTTCTCGATTTCTTTCACCGGTGGCTTCATGTCACGAGACCATGTGACCGCTCGTGTAGATAACGAGGTCGATGGACTAGGCGACCCGTCATACCGACCAATCACTTGGATCACAGACGGTATCGTTCAAATCGGAGGCGACTTGCCGACTTTAGGCCAAGAGGTCGAGTTCCGGCGTACAACACCAATCGACACCCCAGTAAACGATTTCCAGAATGGCGCAGTCCTATTGGACCGGGCACTGGATGAAGGGTTTGAGCAGGCAATCAAACGCCTGCAGGAAGTGGAAGACACTGCAGGTGAACTGCAGCTTGCCGAAGGTATCGCCGATGAGGCACGTCTAGCGCGTGACGAAGCAGAGGCTGCCCTTACTTCAACAGAGGTCACTCTGGACCTCGCAATCGCGCAGGCAGCCGCATCCGCTTCTTCCGCCACCGCTGCCGGTATTTCTGCAGCAGAAGCAGCAGCATCCGCTGCGGTATCAACTAATCTAGGTAAAGCAAGCGTTACTGGTTTCTCTCCGGTTGACTTCCTAGCCAGCGTAAACCCAGAAACTGCGATGGAACGGTTCACACTTACCCGACAAGGTTCCGGAGCGGGCAACGTGATGCAGGGAGTATGTGAGGTTCACAGTCGTGACGCGCTGTATTCGCTGAATGTTGTGGGAGACCCAGACTTCGCAGTCATCAACAAGTTCGACCTGAACGGTGACCGAGTACAGACATCCTCAAGACACACCAAGGTTACGTCTAATATTGTCGGCCACCAAGGGTTTGCGGCAGAGTACACGCCTACGGACGTACGTTTCTGGTCCTCCGCCAATGAGGCATACCCCGACGCCGAGAACCACATCGTACGCTTTTCTATCACAGACGACAACGCTGACGTAGAGAACCTATTGATCGGAGACGCAGAGCACTACAGAGTATTCCCCGGTAACGATGGTGCAGGCAATGCAACGCCTACCATCAGCCCTGACGGAAACATCCTTGTTGTTGAGTTACGTCTCACGGACAATACGAACCGCATCCGAGTGTTCTATCTGCGCGATCTTGTAGCAGGTGGACCCGGTGACTATTCGACAGGCTACCATATTGCCGAGTTCGATACAGATGCGGCCATCACAGGTACAGATCACCCTGACCGGCTACGGCGACCCACTCATCGGCAAGCGTCTGGCAAAATTCAACCTACTGGGCGACCTCATAGGATACGTCGACGACTTCCAAGTCGGACGATCTGCCGCCCTTTCAGACGGTGCCGGTAACTACTACGAACCAGAGGGCATGTACGTTACAAAGCACGCTGGCTCTTACGTGTTAGCCGTGTGCATCGCCTCGGGTGATCTTGGCTCCCGTGTGAACCGTGTATGGTACACAAACGGGGACTTCCAAGTCGCTGCACGCGGATACCACGGTAAGGCCAGCTTCCACTCAACCGGCTCCAATGACTTCTCTGTCCCTGACGGCGAAGTGCTGCGGATGGGCGGTGAGACAGACGCCGGGAACTTCGAAGAACGTGTTGCATTCGGCACTAACGGAACCAACAGTTTCGGACCCCGTAACTCTGGTACATGGACAGCCACTATCGAAGACAACGTCGTACGAGGCGCGGGTAACGTGTCGCCTACCACTGCAGTCGGTACATTCGAGCGTATCGGTAATATCGTGGTGATCTCTATGAGCATCTCCAACATCGACATCACCGGATTGGCGGTCGGTAACGCCTATATCCATGGCGTGGCCCTATCGCCTGCACCAGCAGACAGCAACTTCACTTTGAGTGCTGTTGTAGACAGTCCCATCGCGGTCGTTTACTCAGACATCAACCGCACAGACGGTACGCTTGAGATGAACGCGATGGTGGACAGTGATGGGTACATCACACTGCGTGAAGCGCGTGACGATGCAACAAACCTGATCCTTGATACGGATCGCCTCGACGGTGCCGATATACGCATGACACTCACGGGAACTCACAATGGACTACCTCACATCTGCTGCAACAACCTACGGTCTGGGGATGTTCGCATTCCTATTCTCCCAAGACCTGACAACATACGCCGCATTTGCGGGCCTTCTATTGGTTCTAGTGCGTATCGCCGGGGATATCCCCAAGGCGTACACTGCTTGGCGTAACCTATTCAAAGGGGACGAGGATGACAGCACCACTGAATAAAATGACCGACCTCCATGCACGACTTGCTGACGCAATGTCGGATGCTCTGGATGCAGAGGTCAAACGGATTAAGTTCACGGACGAACTGTACGAGGCCGATCTATCAGTACTCGACGAAGATACCGCGAAACAGATCAGCAACGCCATCTCCCTAGCGCCCAGCGCACGGGTAGACAATGGTCTGCTAAAGACAGTTTCATCTTTCCTGAAGGACAACAGCATCACTGCTGATCTAGGTTCCAACGAAGACGACGAAACAACCAAGAAACTCAAGGAGTTGCAGAGCAAACGACGTGTTGCTTCTACACCTCTCAGCGACATGCATTGATTTCTCTGGGTGGCCTGCGGGCCATCCTAACAAGTCAATTCAACATAGGAGGCCTCTATGGCTAAACGTGAAAGTGCAGCTTCTGCACTCGCTCGATGGAACCGCTTGAAAGAACTTCAAGAGGCCTACCCGCACTTCAACGACTTCCTGTATGATGTTATGACTGATCTCATGGGCTTTCAATGCACGTGGCTTCAGGAAGACATCGGACAATATCTCGAAAGCGGTCCAACTTACCGCATGATCCAAGCCCAGCGAGGACAGGCGAAGACCACAATTACAGCGATCTACGCCGTATGGCGTCTGATACACGACCCAACGACCCGTATCCTTATCGTCTCTGCCGGTGGCGGGATGGCCTCCCAGATTTCTGGGTGGATCATTCAGATCATCAACGGTATGGAGGTTCTGGAATGCATGCG